CTCCTAGTTTATCAAAATATACATTAACGGTATCACAAAGCGATACACGTTCCAGTAACGCCCTGCCTTTATACTCTTCTGTATCTTCAAGCTGTGCGAATGAAAGCGTCAGATTTATTTCAGGAACGCCGATCCCATTATTTTCAATATACGTTTCCGTTTTTGTCTGAAGCTGCAATTGTGTTGGCGCTTCTTGCCACTCCGAAGAAAGATCCAAAACCAGAATCTTTGTGAAGTCGAATATTCCTGTAACATTCACAATCTTCTCTGTCAGTTGCGTGACAGCACCAGTCTGTGAATCAATCCAGAAAGGATAGACACCAGTATAGACCTTGTTGCAGTTTTGTTCCTGCTTTAAGTCAATGAGATTCTTTCCGTATCGGATAGATACGCCACGATTCATTCCCCTATTCTGATAAAGCTTTACCGTAAATCTGTCAAACTCGTACTCGCCACCGCCATATACGTCAAGAATGCTGCCGCTTTTCCCTGCAAGCTGTGACCTGATAGAACACGGTGCCGAGACAGTCATTGTCGCTTCAGTACTTTTGTCCGTGATGAAAGTAAACGGGCATGCAGTAACCGCATTGCTCTTCAGTCTTACAAAAGCTTCTATCACTGTGCTGGATGAGAAAGGCTGTACAGGAATGCCAGACAGATCATACGAAATGTGCTCTGCATAGATTTCCACAACACCATTAATCGGTTTTGTGATGCGATACACCCTGAAAGGCTGCGCATTCGAAGTCTGATTTGGTTTTGCCAATATCAAACTCCGAAGCGCAATGCTGTCATAATGGATTCCAGTAATGGGATATGACATATTCAGCTCGAAAGCACCATTTCGTTCTTCTGTAACCTTGCACGTAATAGCATCAGACAGAACACCGAGGCCATTTGACTGGAAAGATGTTTCACCGGCAGGAAATAAAATAGGTTTCATTAATTCGCCCCCTTATTAAATTGTGAACCATCTCGGTGTCATCACTACCGAAGCAATCCCAGACGATATCGTGATATTGTTCTGCCCATGCCGTAATCTAGGAAAGTCAGTACAGGATATATTTCCATTGCAGTTTACGTTTTCTTTGTATGCATCCTGTAATTCACAATCCACATCCACATATGTGCTGATAGACAGCAGTGTGATAGTCTTCCCATTAATCGTGACCGTCCCTGAAGTGCCATAAATCCGAAGCAAAGGCAGTCCGCTATAAGCAGGACAATCGAATGTGCCTGATACAGAAAACACCATCTGAACATCTCCGCTATTCAGATATCTCTGTGGCTTGCAATCCAGCTCGATTTCAAATGGATCTAGGTAATACATCCGAACTGCACACCCTGTAACGTTGGTGACGCATGCCAGCCTATACGCCAGATCATCTCCATCAAAAGTCAATTTTCTGTATCCAGTTTTCGCCAGCCAGATATTCGCATCAGCAATAGTGTCATATGACTGCCCGTGCAGGATAAAGCACCTAAGTATTCCCTGAATATTTTCGAATGCGTCTTCTGCAAAAATAAGATCTCCGCTTCTCCCAGAAACAGAGACCTTTGTGATTTTGGGTTTCGGTGCCGAAAAGGAAGGCGGTCCCTGCATTGCAATACCGTACTTCGCAGAGGATTCACCATCCAGCGTAAAGTATCTGGTTATCATGCAAACACCGCCTTTCTCCTGTTCATCAAATTCTGAAGTTCGAAACTAATTGCTTCGGCCAGCGACTGCTCGTTATTGTACTGCGCTCCATTGATATTTATACTAATATTCATCGTGTTATTTCCACTTGCAGCATTCTTTCTGTCTTCGATGTTTCCAGCGTTCCCCAGCGAAGACGAAATGCTGTTTGCAGCCATTCTGCTGGCATCTTCTAAACGCCAAATGTTAGCCTCAAGCCCCTTTGCCATTCCCTTGACAAAGTCAGGCATCCACGTTTCGTAATCACGCAGAGGACCTTCATCGGGGCGAGAAAAATGAAAAATGTTCCTGATTGTCTGTGCAACACCACTTGCTGCCTTTTGCAGTCCAGCTTTTGCATTCTCGATACCCTTTTTAAAGCCGTTTATCATATCAGCGCCCCAGCTTTTCGCCTGTTCGCCGAGGTTAGACAATGCCCCCTTAATCGTCTCTCGTACGCCACTGAAAAAGCTACCGACATTAGACCATGCATTTTTGATAGCATTCCAAGCATTCGAAAAAGTGGTTGAGAAGAAACTTACAATTCCAGAAAACGCCTGCTGGATACCAGAAAAGATATTCCTGAAGAACATCGTTGCATAATCCCAGACCAGTTTAACGGCTTCCCATGCAGACTTAAAAAGTCCACTAAGCACTGACGGGATTCCGGAGAAAATACTCTTAATTGAATTAAAAATCGTCTGGAAAAAGCTTACAACCGCACTCCAAACATTCTTTATTCCTTCCCATGCATCGGAAAAATCACCGGTTAAAACGCCCTTTACGACAGCGAAAACAGCCTTGATTCCTTCCCAGATCACCTTGAAAAAACTGACAGCAGCATCCCAGACAGCCTTAATATCATTCCATGCTGTTTTGAATACAGAGGAAAGAAATGGTGCCACTACCTGAAAAATTGACTTTATCGCTTTCCCGAGTGTTTCGAAAAATGGCTTTACGAGATTCCAGACTGTCTTGATTTCATTCCATGCTTTCTTAAAAATATCCGTTACTGCAGGAACAGCCGCATTAAACACCGATTTGATAGCAGTCGCCATCTGTGAGAAGAAAGGCTGCACTGCACTCCATGCAGATTTTATGGCATTCCATGCGTCAACGAACACCTTTTTCACGTCATCCATTGTGACGCCACACGCCTTAAGTATGGCAATGAGCGCTGTTATTCCAGCTACTGCAGCGCCTGCAGGAGATATGATGAATTGTGCTATATTTAACGTAGCCATTACAGTTTTCATGGTGGCAAAAGCACCAACAAGCGTTCCGATAATTGCCACAATACTGTCGAAATTGTCAATCGCAAAAGAAATAGCAGTCACAAGCTTATCAAAAAGATTTATAACCGTGTCAAGTATAGGATCAAGATTGGATACAAGTTTATCAATCAGAACCTGTATCTTTTCTGCAATCGCTCCAAGTTTTTCCTGCGTAGCATCAGATTGTATCCATGCCCTTACCTTCTCCGTCATAACACCAACAGCAGCTGTTAGTCCGTCAACAGCTTCTTTGGCAGTTACGCTTATTCCGTTGTAAAAAGCAAGTGCCAGTGACTCCGTGGCAGAACCAAGGATAGTTAACGATCCACTAAGATTCTGGTTCATCGTAGTTGCCATCGACTCTGCTGCACCATCTGCATTCTTTAAAGCTTCTTCCAGTTTCGCTATATCTTCTGGTGCTGCATTCATCAAGGCAAGCCAAGCAGACATTCCTTCCTGTCCTGCTATCGTCTTGCCATAGTTAATCTGTTCTTCCTCACTAAGCCTTGCCCACGCCACACGTGCGTCGGATAGAACATCATTTAATGCCCTAGTACTGCCATCAGTATTATAGAACTGTACGCCCAGTTTCTCCGTCAGGACACCGAGCGCACCAAGCGACTTCGCAGATCCGCCAGCATCGGTAGATAATCTCGTAATAATCGTCCGCAGTGACGTACCAGCTTGCGATCCCTTAATACCGGCATTTGCGACCAATCCAATAGTTTTTGCCAAATCTTCTGCGGAATAGCCTAATGCACCTGCCACAGGAGCAACATACTTGAAAGTCTCGCCCATCAGCGAAACATTCGTATTTGCATTCGATGAAGCCACAGCCAATATGTCTGCAAAATGCCCTGAATCTTCTGCTTTCAGGCCAAGTGCTGTTAATGCATCCGTAACGATATCAGATGTAGTTGCCAGATTTTCACCGGATGCAGCAGCAAGATTCATGATACCTTCAATGCCGTTTAGCATGTCATTAGTTTTCCAGCCAGCCATTGCCATATATGTCATAGCTTCGCCAGCTTCTGTGGCTGAAAACTTTGTTTTGGCACCCATCTCCTGCGCTTTTGCAGATAATGACTCAATATCGCTTCCTGTAGAACCAGAAATGGCACTAACCTTTGACATCACGGATTCAAAAGACATTCCAGATTCCATGACATTATGTGCAAATGAACTTATCTTCTGACCTGCCGCCTGAAATCCGGAAGAAATCAGATTTCCAACAGCAACAGCACCAGCAGAAATACTTTTAATTCCTCTGTCATACTCGCTGGAATCCAACGAAATTTTTGCTACAAGTTCCATTAAATCCATTTATTCTTTCCTCCCTTCATTCAGTTTTTTAAGCATGCTTTGTTTTATCTCCGCTGCGCTTTTTTCAGGAACATTATTATCAACGGACATTCCGTTTATAATTTCATTATACCGCATGCCGAACGCCTTATGATTCATGATGCAGTACAACGAATCGGCGATGTACAGACGATAAACCTTCTCTTCCTCTTGCCTGCGGTACTCATTCAGGCAATGATCCGCAATATAGTCATCTCCAAGTATTTCCAGCAGATCCAATCGAATCGTGGAAACTAAGCGGCTGTAACCTGATCCCCCAACCGCATCAATGAGAGTAAAAAATCCATTACCCGCCTGTCTGAAATAATCTCTATGCCAGTCATCAGCATTTCAAGCCCCGTTGGCTCTTTCTCGTCCTTATCCAGAACGATCAACAGATTGAAAAGCTTGATTGTTTCTTCAGGCTTTTCTTCCAGCATGATATCCAGTATATCGTTGATATTCTTCTTCGCCTGTGCATCATATTTTGCTTTACGCTCTTCTGCTGTGTCATCATCCTTGTAGTCTGGTGTCCTGCGCCTGATCTCCATAACTTTTGTATTCTTCAGCACTTCGTCCACACCATGACGGATTCTATTACACTGTCTAAGGAACTCAACGCCGGAAAGTTGTGCGATTGTTTTCATTTTTTTCTCCTAGTAAAATCTCATAATATACAAAAAAAATACGGAATGGTAAAAACCATCCCGTATAAAAACTACGATGCAGCAGCAACAACGACAGTACAGGTATCGGTGTACGTCACATCGCCTACTGTGATAGATGCAGTAATGATAGAACTGCCG